TTTTTTCTGGTTACAGCCATAATTATTTACTCCATTCTTTTTTTAGATAGTTTTGAACTAGATTGACTTTAGTAAACATATTTGTGTCAGCTTTAACTGCCTGTCCTATTTGAAACATATTATACAGTATGAAGGATTGTTCGTATGAAATGTTAGTTGACATCCAGCCTATAATGTTGACTCTTTTACCCTTTGTTATGTTACCTACACCATGCGGGTATATAATTGGAAATAACGCAATCTCTCCAGCTTCTAGTCTTTTAGCTATCTGCCCCATAGGTGTTTGAAGTATAAATTCACCACCTTCATAATCGTCCAGTAGATTTACACTAAAACCATAATCAAAGAAGGTGTTATTTGATTTAGGTCGAGCCTTGAACTCATCTACATGAATATCATAATGATCGTCTTCTACGTACTGATTATAAAAATTTACCGATACGCGATTAGGACAATATACTGTGTCCATGAAGTGTGTGTCGTATAGTTTGTCTGTGATGAGTTTTCGCACTTCGTCTGGTATGTTAAGTGACTCAGTGTTACTCTTCATAACAGAAGTTGGTTGTGTTTTCTTTCCATCACTAAAAGCATGATAATCTTTTAGCTTTTCAGTACATGTTTTAATTTCATATTCATTAAGTATTCTAAAAAAGTACATTTTGTTTCCTTTCATACAAAACAATACAATACAAGAAAGGGTGTGGGGTTTTTGCAGATACCCCACGAAACTGTAGTTAAAGATTACGTGCCAGTAGACACCGTAGCCGATTCAACAGGGTTAACAGAAACGTCAACCATAACAACGTGAATACGGAAACGTAGCGCACTTTCACCAGATGACCCACCATCAAGAATGAGAGCATCAATAGTGTCAGCACTTGTCAGCATCCGTGCATTAGCACCAGATGCACCTACGGCAGCTTCTAGGAATGGAGTGAAACCAGCGGCACATGCAGAACCGTCAACAAAACAGTCTACATCACCACCAGTAAATCCAATATCCAAAGTAATCTGACCATTACCACGGGCTTCTAGAACTTCTAGACACCCAGCAACAATCATGGTATCGGCAGGAACGTCGATCAACTGAACGATATCCCCACCAGTACCGCCATCAGCAGTATCCCAGACGGGAGAAGTGATGACGTAAGGAACAGCAGCATTGGAAGGATGTCCAACAGTGCCACCGCCCGTAACAGTACGATTATAAGTAGCCATTGTTCATTCCCTCCTTTAGCTATCCAAGTCCATCAGACCTTTGAATACGCCTTTGTAGCCAGTGCCTGATCCACGAAGAACTTTACGTCCAAATACGTGAAGACCACGTACAATGTCGGCAAAGCTGTTCGGATCACGAATGACTTCCGTTTTGGCAATATGCGAAGCAGTAACAACTGCAGACATATGACCAAACAGAATCAAGGTGTGTCCAGAGGTTGCGGAGTCGTTGAAGACATGCGTTGCTTCAGAACCTGTCGTTCCAACACCAATAGCGTTAGATTGATACAGGTCAAAACCGTGCAGCTTACGCTCAGTAACTTTACCGTTAAGAAGCGGCGATTCTCCACCACCAGTTACGGACATGTCCATAATCTTGGATGAAGCACCACGTAGCACTTGGTAAAATTGCGGAGCAGCTACAAGCCACCGATTTTCTTCTGGAACATCATTCTTATCTAGTTCCGCTGCAGCCTGTGCTACCAGATCGGCAATTTCATCGCCAGTGTTAGCAGAGGTTGCTTGCGTTGCTAGAGTGCCTGAAGGCGTAGCCGCATTGTCTGCAATATTCTTCAGAACATTGTAGTCGTAGGCTTTCTTCAGAGTGTAGGCACCAGACGATGTGGCAAGAGCCTCAAAGTTTAGGTGACTATGACGTTCTTCGATATCATCGACCTTAAAGGCAAAGTAATTGCCTTGGTCAACCACCAACTGAATCTGGTCATCGGCCAGAGCTTCAGTGTTCACGGTGCTACCACGTTGGTAAGCATTGACCGTGATGGTCGGTTCTTTGATGATGTTAACAGTATCCCCGAAGTTCTCAATTTCTCCAGCGTAGTCGGTATTGGTAATAGCTTCCGCTACCGAAGCACGACGAAAGAATTTGAGGACTTTTTGGGAGTAAATGACGGGTACAAAATTACCTGACGGTAGATTGCCGTACCCTGCAGCAGTAGTAAATGCCATGATAATATCTCCTTTATATCATAGACGATTGCTGTTTTCTTACTCTACGGAATCTACAACTCTTCCCTCACGAACTGCTTTGTCGATTTCCTTTTCGACTTTTTCATATTCCCAAGGTTTGAGTCGTGATATTTCCTGAACAGACCAAACCTTTTTATCATCCTGAAATTGTTCCAAAGACATTTTAGAGTTAGTCTTTGTTACAGCTTGCGCTGCGTCATTTCGTGATGTTTTAGATTGTGATCTTTTAGTTGATTTTGATTTATTACGAGGTTTTGGCGTCTTAATGTCGTTATCTGCCTTAAACAAATCAATAACTCTAGCGGCCCATTTAACATCTGTATTATTTTTATAGATGCCATCAGAAATACTAGCAGGTTGTTCGTCAAGCCAACTTAAAAACACATCACTTTCTTTGAGAACTTCAAAGTCAGGATGAAGATTCATGAGTTGTTGCGCTGCAGTTTGAACAATAGCTTCTTGTTCTTTTATACGCAAATCATGAAGTCTTTCTTCAATGTCTTTTACACGTTCGTTAGCTTGTAATGAAGAAATAGTCTCGACAACATCGTAAACATCAGGATACTTTTCCTTAAACTCGCTTAACTCTTCTTCGGTCTTGGGCAACTCTTGTATATCATGTTTTTTTGCCTCTACAGAAAGTTTAGCATTAAGCAGTTCTTTCTCTTGTTTCCATTCGTTCAATTTATTATCATAATGACGTTTTAAATCATCATAACGTTTCTTGAAGTCGTGAGTTTGTTCTTCACCTCTCTTAGAAGCCAAGCCTTCAGTTTGAGCAAGTTTTTGACGAGTAGCTTCTACAGGGTCGTCAATGCTATCAGCATCTTCCTCTTCGTTAAACTGTGGTTCTTCTAAGTTACGCCTGTAATCATTCTGATACGGGGTAGGCTCTAGTTCTGTTTCGTTCTCCTCGTTAATATTTTCGTCAACCATTTTTACCTCTCCTTCTATTGGGGCTGCACTGTGTGCAGGTTGCCATCGGTAGGTGTGTTATATGACGGTGCCGCTATCGCAGGTGGCCGTCTACGCTAGAAACAACTTGTAAAATTCCTCATTACGTTGTTTCAATTCTTTTTTTGCACCAAATCCATCAGTGTAATACCTTTTGTATTCAGCACACATTACCTCCATATTGTCGCTGCAAACTGCACCTACAAACTTAGGAAAACTTTTTAGTCCGTAGCTTCCAAGATTGTAAGCAAAGTCAATCAGCATCTCCTGACTGTTCTGTGACAGGTCATCAAAATTTTCGTTGAAGTGAGTTAGCAAAATGTTTCTGGCACCGCTTTCAGCTGTGTGCAGGTCTTCAATAAGAAGTTGTTCTACTTCATCATCGGTCAGACCGTTGTTTGCCATTTCTACTTCAGAGTCTAAAAGTTTATGTCCATAGGCAATAGTGTCATTGCCACCTTCTGGTGAACGGTGTGGAAACCAAAGTTGTTTTTCTTCGTCCCAACCAACCTTTGGTCCGTTCTCTACATATTTAATAAAGTCAATAAACTGATCAGTAAGCATTAAGCTAGTCTTTCGTCAGTACGTTGTTTTTCTACAAATGCCTTTTTCATACCTGTTAGCATGTTAGTTGCGTCCTTTGCATTTTGCAGATAGGAATCTACATTTGCAGGAGTAACATCTTGCATAGCAAAACCTAAACCGTTCATAATCTCACCACCATTAGCATACCCCATAGGTGCGGATAGACCTTGTTGTGTTTTCTTTCCGTCTGGTGTTACCATTGCAGGTTGCTGTGCTTGTATGCGCTTTGACTCTGCAGTTTCAGGTTTATCTTGTTCTAGTATTTCTGCATCTTTATCTTTAGATAACACAAATCCACCTTTCTGCATCATCGGTGCTGGCATTGCTTCAGCTGGCATTGCTTCAGCTGGCATGGCTTCCATAGGAGCTTGTTGTGCAAAACCCTCTTCTTGCACTGGTGCTTCTGCTTTCTGCTGTTCAGCTACGCCTTTACCACCTTCTTCATCTAGACGTTTACGTAGCTCTAATCCTTCTTGACGAATCTTATCAAGATACTTTTTACCACCACCAAAGAACGGTACTAGACCTTTAGGAATACGATACTCATAGTTACTGATACGAATTGGAACGTCATCTGTCGGATCAAGATTTGTACCTGTAAGATCAACATCATTCTCCATAGCTAATTTGATTGCTTCCTTGGCGTAACGATTAAGTTGATTAAGTCCGTACATTAGAACTGTCTCATAGGGAAGAATGTAATCACCTTCATCAGCTTTCTGTGGAATGTCGTCAGCTACAGATTGCTCACCACCTTCTTGTGGCGGCATTGCTTCTGGTTCGTTAATCATTCCCATGTCAGGTGCAGGTTGCTCTGCGAACCCTTCTGCTTGTTCCATCATCTCAGCCATTACATGTTTTCCTTGTTAATATTGAAATATCTGCAGGTTGCAGCCAGTTACGTTTAATCATCCAACCTACTATGTAGCTTGGTTTGTCAATTAACAGTGTACGATACGTACGACCTAACCAACTTCTTTTGGTGTGTTTCATTTCTGCTACAATGTCGTCTGTTCTCTTTTCAGCCATATGCGACAAAATCTTAGCAACAATCTTATTAGAAGGCATCATGGACACCA